CTTCAGGCTGCCCTGTCTGTGGATTCATAGTTATAGGCATTACTTGCGATAATCCTTGCACTTCTGCAGGATTAACGTGCATCAGCATGGAATCGCCATAACGCCCTTGTGATGCTACATTTTGTGTTTGTTGTGCTAAGTTCATATTATTTCCTATATCGTAATATTAATCCTTCCACCTTTTCCAGTTCCTTCTTGTGGTCCGTAATAACCCATAAAGTTTCTTAATTGACCATATACATTTCCTAATCCTCCACTAATATCTGAAATACTAGATATATATGATTCTAATTTTTTTAATCCTTTAGCTGAAGTTTTTGATTTAAAATCAAATACATCTTTAATATTGTATTTACCCTCTTTATTTGTAGTTACTACAAACTGACCTAAAAATGTTTTTAAATTATAAAAAGGATTTTTAATTTTTTCAGCTAAACCCCCTAATCCTAAATTTTCAACATCAGCATATTGAGCGCCTGATTGATAATCTATATATTCAACTAAATTAGGATCAAGACCTGCTGCTCTTTTTTCTGCTATTCTTTCTGGTGTTTGACTATTTGCAATTACTTGCCTTAAAGCATCTTTTTCTGCTTTTGATAAATCATCTTCTGTTCTATTTTCAGTAGGATCAAAAAATTGCCTGACATTAATTGGTATAATTTTATTATCATTTTTTATATTTTTTGTAAATGTTTTTTCATTATCTTGGTTAATAGCCGCAGCTAAACCTAAGTTTGGGATTTCTTCTTCAATTTGTTTAACTTCTTTTACTTCTATATCAGAAGCTACCACTTGTGGAGTTACTGGAGGCTGAATTACTTGTGGAGCTATCTGTGGGACTACTGGAGGTTGATTTACTTGTGGAGCTATCTGTGGAGCTATTTGTGGAGCTATCTGTGGAGCTGTTTGTGGCTGAATTACCTCTCCTACATCAAATGGAAGTGGAATATCTGTTTGTGTAGGAACTGGAGATTGAGCCGTTTGTTGAGATACTGGCGATATAAAATCAGGCAAAGCACTTTCTACTGGAATCCCCGTATTAGGATCAATCTGTGTTCCATATTGAGAAAGATCAGGTTTAGTTCCAAATTGATTAGATGTAGGAATATTTAATGTTCTACCAGCATAAATTTTATTAATATCTTCAATTTTATTAATATTAGCTAATGTAGAAATTGGTAAATTAAATCTCTGAGATATTTCTGATAATGTATCACCTCGCTGTATTTTATATTCCATTATCTATCCTCAGTTGTTTCACAACCAAATATATTAAAACTCATGTTGGATGCACTTGTATAGACTTTTACTACATCCTCTTGATTTAATGTTATGCCTAATACTATGGCAAAAGAATCATTTGCTGCTACCGATTTACCATAATAGAGATACTGTTTATCATCGGCAGAAGCACCTGCTACATGAACACTTAATCTAAATGTAATAGCAGAACCAGTCCTATTTGCCGCGACAATAGAGCTAACAGTTGTTTGCGTCATATCTGGTACTGTATAAAGGGTAGTAATTGTAGTAGCTGAAGCATCAACTTGACCTAATACTTTTAAACTATCAGCCATGTTTGGCTCCCATCAAAAGAAACTGATGTCGTTTAGCAGCCTTTGAAGTCATGGTATCTTGCAATCTTTGTACCCTTGTTATTCTTACATTAGTATCTTCTATTGCTTGTTCTAAAATTCTTCGTGTAACAGCTTCATCATTTTCATCATACTCTACATTAGGTGTAGGTAATGCTATCGTTTTTATATCAGCCATTATCTTTTCCCGTCAGGTCTTACTTCTAATCTTAAATCACCTATACGCCAACCATAATTTATACTGGTATTTGATATTCTAATTGCTGCATGACGACTTCTGGCTCTCGTATTACTAAAACTTGATTCAGGTGTCACATTAATTGTTTGCAATGTAGAAAGGCTATCTAAAGGATAACTTCTTCCCTTAATGGTATAAGTAACAGTATCATCTGTTGAATATTGATCTCTAAATTCTACATCTGGTATCAACTTAGATATAAACATAAGTTTTTCGCCATCTGGATTAAGATCAAAGTCACTAGATTCTATAAATGCTGAAAAACTACTGCCATCGTTTGAATGACCTTTTTCTTGATTATATAAATAATTTGTATCACTACCAGATGTTTTGGCTGCAGCTAAAGGATAATCTAATGATTCAGCCTCTATCCATGCTGTTCTTGTAAATCCATCATCTGTTGTTCCGATAGACCAAGCATTTTCTACATAGTTATAAGTAACATAACGATCTATTTCTGTACTGTCTTTCGATGGATAAAACCAAATAACTTCATTTGCACTTTCTACAGATGCTCCAAAGCATTTGAATTGCTGACCTAAATTTATATTAGAAAATATATAATCCAATACAGTGCAAGGAAGTCTAGATACAGAACCTGAATAAACATAAAATCCGCCTCTATCCATAAAATAAACTTTATTATTTGCACTGACTGCTGAATTAGGTGAAATTAGTGATGGACCAGAAGCTACTTCTACAAAAGAAAATATAAAAGGCTCTCCAACAAATCTCATGGAAGTCATACCAGCATCTGTCCAAATTAATATTTCTTGTCTGGTTTGTAATGCTCCTATTATCGTAGAACCTTGTGATAATTGAACACCTCCTGCTTGATTAGTAGCAGTTGGAGTCCAGTTTATTGCACTTTCTGTATCAGACCACCTAACCAATAGAGGATTAACACTTGATTCTCCTATCACATTAGCACCAAAACAAATAATATGTTTATCTACATCAGAAACCATTATTTGCAATCCTAATATTGGCACATTGCTAGCACTAGTTAATTCTGAGAATGGTATCGCTCTTTGGGTAGCTCCTGCACTTTCATCCCAATAATAAATTCCACCACCCCTGATACATGAAATAAGATCATCACCGAAATTATCTTGAGACCATAGCCTTAATTGACTTGAGGAAGAAATTGCACTTACCGATCCCCATGTTCCAGAACTCCATGTTCCAGCACCCCAACCAGTACCTTTAACATAAACATCCAATCCAACATTTATCTCGTAGGTTCCATCTACAGCAGAACCACCATTGCCTGAATCACTAGAATTAGCAGTAACTGTATCGCCTGAGGTATCTTTTGCAGTAATTTCATAGGTATTTACAGTTATTGTTCTAACTACTATATAGGCTTGGTTTAAAACATTTGCAGTAACATTTCCTCCTAAAGAGACCGCTTGAGCAAAAGTTACTGTATCTCCTGATACAGCACCATGCAATGAATCAGTTACTACTACAGTTGAAGAGCCGTCTGTGGCAGCAAAAGTAATACTATTAGTAGATGTTTTCCTAATAGGAGTAATGTCATTAAAGTCATCTCCTTGTAATACATAATATTTTAGATGTGTTCCTGTGCCAACATAGTCGGTTTGCCCTTGATCTCTATAAGAGTAAAGATTTCTGCAAGTTCCTGTAAAAGAATTAGCTGTATTTTTATCCCATCCAGCAATTCTTTCAGGCTTACCTTTCCTAAATCTTACTTTATCAGCATTATACCAACCGCCTTCATTGCTATAATTTGTACCTTCACGATTTATACCAGGTTTAAATATATATTTTGCTAGTGGCATATTAAACCTCGTACCATTCTTTATCTTGAAAAAGTAAAGCTTCAGCCTCTCTTCTTCTCGTTAATCCATCTAATACATTGCCTCCAGCCTTATTCCATCTTTTTATCTGGGCTGGAACATCGTTATATTTCTCTTCATTTAATACTTTTAATAAAGTAGAACTTTTTAAATTAGTAGGTCCCAAGTTATAAACCCATGCTACAAGAGCATCATACTGAAACTGAGATAATTCAACTTTAACCATATTATCAATATAACCTTCATATTCTTTTATTTCTTCATTCAACCATTCTTCCGCTTGTTCTTTCGTGCAAGTATCACCCATCTTAACTTCTTTAATCCTTCCGTAAGCGATTGTTGCTATTCCTACAGCATCTTCATAAGCTTCTAACTCACATCCTTCAAATTTTCTAATTAAAGATAAACCTTCTTCGGATATATTCATTCGTTATCCTGTTTCTGTGATGCTCCAAAATAAAAGCTTGATATACCTGATACCAATCCTCCTAGATAGCCTAATACTAAGCTAACAATAGTGTCGCTATTTTGATCTGGAGGTAAAATAGTTACAGTAAATATGTAACCCACAAAAGCTATCAAAGCAATAAGACCAAATGCTTTTGGAGTCCAATCACCTTTAAAGGCATTTCTTGCATCTTGTATATCCTGTGTTTCAAGGGCAAATAAATCAACATCGAGTTCTTTCATCTTTACTTCAAAGTCAGCATCTATTTTTTTAAGTTCTGTAAGTTGCTCTGGTGTTGCTGCTTGCATGGCTTGTTCTATTTTTTTTGGAGCAGGATCACATCCTAATACGTCAGCCACCATATTTGCTGCCATATTTCCCATTGGACCGCCTAAAGCCGTACCAATAGTGGGAGCTACAGCACCGATAATATTTTTTATAAGTTTAAACTTCATTTGATATTTCCATTAATATTGATTAACTGTAATTGTTTTCCCATGTATATACTTCTAATGGTTTTTCTTTTCCTTTAACTTCAATAGGTTGCAATGATTTTAATTTAAAATTACTGTACTTAGAAGTTTCTTCACCAATCAGTACATTAACTCCTGCTACTTTTGTCGCACTTTCCAATCTTGCAGCTACATTACAGGGATCACCGATAAGGGAAAAAGCAAATCTATCCGTAGCACCAAAGTTACCTGCAATACAAATACCTGAATTGACACCTATACCTATCGCTATTTCAGGGATTCCTTCTTCTTTAAACTTTTTATTTAATTCAATTATATTTGTTTCTATCTGTCTTGCAGCCTGTAAAGCTAAATTATGGTGATCTTCCTGCGGTAAAATAGTATTCCAGTGAAACATTCCAGCATCACCAATAAATTTATCAGTGACCCCTTCATATTGATTGACCGCATTTACCTGAACATTCAATACATTATTCATTATGTAAGTTACCTGCTCTGGTTCAACAGATTCAGATAAACTGGTAAATCCTCTAAGATCAGTAAAAATAATACTGCAATCCCTTCGCGCTCCATTAACTTTACATAATGCAGGGTTATCCTGTAATTTCTTAACCATTCTAGGATCAAGATATTTGCCAAATTGCTTTTTAATCTGTTGTCTAAGTTTATATTGCTGCCTAAATCTTAGATAAAATGCCGTAGCTCCTGCTATAAACTGGCATATTAAAGTCCAAGTAACATTGACCAATAATCCATGTTGTATCATATAGAAGCCGAAATACGCGCTTACAGACATTATTGCTGCAAATAGGCTAATACCTAGCGTAATACCAAATAAAAGCAATACAAGCCAAATAAGAGCCACTGAGAAAAAAAGTATCAGCATCTCTAATGCTAAAGCATAATCAGGTATATAAGGGCTATCTTCTATTAAAATACTTTCAGCCAAAGCTGCCTGTATTTTATGTGGTTCCAATAAACCTACTGGAGTAGCAAGTTGAGGCATTACTCCTTTGGCAGTGACACCGACAAATACAAACTTACCTTCTACATCCATTTCTTCCAAAGTTGTCTGTGGTGTATCTACCCAACTGATCCACTTTCTGCCAAACGAATCCACTTTCACGGCAGGTAAACCTCTAACCCTTATTTCTTCTAAACCATTTTGATTTGTCTTTATGACATAAGTATCAGCATCTACCAATACTTTTAATACTTCTGTGCCATAAGCAGGAACCCAACCATCAGGAGTACGCATTAATAATGGTAAACGCCTGACTAGGTTATCTATATCAGTTCTTGCTACTGCTATCCCTTCATTGGCAACCTCTGACAACATTAGAATATTGTTAAGCACACCTTGTGATTCAATACCGCCAGTATCTTCCCCCAATATGACTGTACCAATCGTCTTGGGATATTGGTTATTATTATTTTCAAATAAAGGCAGAACCGAAGGTGCATAACTCAAGGATTCGGCAAAAGCATCATCGCCACCCAATCTATCTTTATGTGGGAATCCAATAACCCAACCTACTCCTATAGCACCTTTTTGTAGTAATTCTATCTGTATTTCAGCCAATCTTTGTCTAGGTAAAGGATACCCGCCTTCTTTATCAATATCTTCTTCAGTGATATTGAGAATTGTAAAGTAACCCGAAGGTGGCTTTTCAGCGACTAAAGCATCAAAAGTCTTTAGTTTTAGTACCTCTAAAGGTTCCCATTGGAAAGATACTGGAATAAAAAATAATACAATTAATGCAAATAATTGCACATATCTAATCATACTGATTGACTGTAATCGTTTTATTGCAAGTACCAGTGCAATCCAATGTTACTGTGTAATTCTGGTTCGTTGAGCCTGATTGTGTGGCATTGACTGTATAA